GTAGCTTTTTGCTAAAACGCTGTAAATTACGCTCGGGTAACAACCAAGCGGGTGAGGCCCCGAGGGTTGAAGGCTCCGATACCAACGTTCTGGAAGCACGAGAAACCAATGGTACGTGCCTTGGGGTCATCTGCAGAGAGGACCGTGAGTTCGGTGCGAACGGGGAACCTTCCGAAGTTTTCGGGCTCCGTAGCTAGGTAGACGAAGCCAGCAGGGACCAAACGGCTGGTGATGATTTGGGCTCCCCACAGTGTGGCTTGGAGACCGGTCTTGAGCAAGACTGCCTGAGACTCGATATCCAGGATGTCACGACCGAATTTACGGATATCCGCATAGTCGGTAGCGTTCATGTAGATACGAGCAACACGGAGGTCATGGCGTTCAATTTCCGCAAAGGCATCTGCAAGGACGCTTGGGGAGATTGGAGCAACCACACTGATGTCTGGGTTGGTCTGACCTGGGAGGGTATCGAAACCAGACACTGCAATGCTGTCGAGCACTGCAAAGACACGTTCGTCTTCTGCAGCCTGAATCTGTGCCTTTGCCAAGTCTTGAGCACGTTCGATGAGGTCGAAACGGCGCTCTTTGATTTGGGTGAGGGGGATCTCAGGGTTCGAAGCAATTTCGAACAAGGGGAAGATCACGCGGCGTGGCTTCTGGATGGCAAGAATGTTCTCACCTTCTTCGCCAACCACGTATGCCGTCACATCCGGATCCTTGTCGTAGATCGGGAGGGCTCCATCGGGCAACTGCTCTACCAAGAAGGTCTTACGACCGACGGCAGTGTAGTCACGACGAAGACGAAGGGGTTGAATCATCGAGGCTGCTAGTTTCGCACGTCCTGCAGCTGTCTTGATGTATTCAGAGATAACTTGTTGTTTGATGTCATTCGAGACCATGTTCGTACTTCCTTTCCTGCTCAGACCCGGAGATCCAGCACGAGCATGGGGGTGTTTGCATCTGGGACAGCCTTTGCAATACCGATCAAGGTGACCAAGCCGGTAGAGCTAAAGAGATATTCGTAGGCGTCATTGATTCGGTTGGTGATCAGACCATTGGCCGAAGCATAGAGAGCGTCTCCTGGGGCATAGACCAGGGGTGTACCAGCACTGCCACCCTGCAATTGGGCAGTCTCGTAGATGGTCAGGCCGAGGGTTGAACCCGAACCCGAAACGTATGTGGCACGTCCCGAAGCAACACCTGGGGTGTTTTCGAAAGCATTACCAAGAGCATCGTTCAGGTAGATACCAAGAGGACGGATACCATCGAGGAAGACGGGGCCAGCATTCACAACTGGACCACCATGCAAGTTGTTACCTGCTTGGGGACGTGTGAAGGCAATGGAACCACCGAGGACACCTTTTTTGGTGATCGATGCGAGAGTTGTGGAAACAGTGTTGGCTGCTGTGAAGACGGCGGGGTTGTTCTGGGTAAATGCATCAGCAACCAAGGCACCCACTGAATTGCGGGTAACAATGTGGAACGGATTCACTCGACCGGAAGTTTCCCTGAAATCTCCAGAGCTTTGTCCGCGTAATGACATAGTGTTCTCCTAAGGCGGAAAAGTTGGGTATTTCTTATTTACATCTACATCTAGGCAGCCTAAGGCTGAATAGGTTCTTAGAACCTACCGAGGGGGTTATTAAAACCCCCTCATAAATCGATCAGCGATCCGTAGGAAGGCCGAATGCTCCACGCACGTCAGGTGAAGAACTCCAGAGGCCTTCGAGGGAAGCTGTTCCACCCGAAGAGGCTGAAGGTAGGCCACCAATTGAGGTCACACCCTGGGTAGGACGTGTACCAACGGTACGTGTTGAGGCTGTACGAAGGTTAGCTTGCTTCTGCTGTTGCTGACCCTGTTGATCTTGATCAGGGTCTTCACCCTGAGCTTGCTTTGCAGCCCTAACTTCAGGATTGCTTGCAAAGAGTTGTTGAAGAACGTTGTCTTCTGCACCGAGGCCTGCGTCACCATCAAACACAGGTTCCTCAAACTGGATACCCATGTCTGCAACAGGTTCTTGAGCTTGCTGATTGAGCATGGCATCAATCAGGTCGGCATCTTGAGCTTGCTGTTGGAACTGTTGTCCATGAGCGAACTGACCTTGTTGACCCTGAGCTTGTTGCTGCAACACCTGATTGGCTTGTTGCTGCACTTGCTGACCCTGGGCAACTTGCTGCTGTTGACCCTGAGCTTGCTGCTGAATCTGCTGTGCCTGCTGCTGCAACTGAGCAATTTGCTGCTGAATCTGAGCTAATTGCTGTTGCT